TGTACAAATCGCCGCTTCGGTATTGCGACGCGTTTACGAAGTGACCTAGGGCTAGACAGTAGAAACCACACGCATTGTTCATAAGCGATTGAACATCAACCTCAGTGTATGGTAACCCTTGTTGTTTGGTTGTTGTCTTAGCAACTTTCTTGACATTTTCAGGTGGTGGTTTTCCGTAAGGGTCAAAGTAGATGGATTCGCATTTACCATTTGGGTATTTGTTGCATTGTAAATACACCCAGTGTGTGCCTTCGTTAGGTCGTCCGTCTTCATCTACGCTATCTTCTATGTTGATGATGTAACATTTGTTAAATTCTAGTGGTGATTCTAGTTCGTCCTTGAAACACACGTCAGCTAATGGAACTGACATTTTACGGGCTAAATCTATAATTTGAGTATCTGTTAATGACATTGTTTATATTACACATATATAACATTATATTTTTAAGTCCGTATCGCGACATATCCGTCAATAATTCCACATTCCAATAATTCCAAAAAAACAGCCCGTTTTACAAACATACTCTAATATTGTACTTATGTAGATACTTTTTAAAATATAGCCTTTTTTTTGGAATATTGGAATATTGGAATATATATTTATTAATTAGTAGGTATAAAGCCCACCGCCGTAAAGTCCGCCACCAAGTCCGGCACCAATTACCATACCGGGACCATCGTTATATTTTTGATATTGAACAGGTAAGAAGTGTGACATCTGAAAATTAGCACTCAAAGGTTGTGAGATCAATGCAGGTGGTAGAAAATGAATCATACCAGCACCACGACCAATACTTCCGTGTTCACGATGTCCAAGTCTTCCGCCTAATCCCATTCCTGATAATCCTTCTTGCGGAATGAGTCCTCTTCTTGCAGTAATTGCATCGCCGCTCATACTGGCTGATGCTTGTGCAGCATCCATTGCATGAACACCAGCTCTACCCATGCGACCATAATTACTAAGTCCTTTTCCTTGATACTTTCCCGGATGATCCATATAATCACTAGCTAATCCAGATAACTTACTACCAGCTTCAGGTAATACAGGTGCTAGTTCAGGTGCGTATTCGGCTAATGCTTGTGATCCAGCTTTAATACCCATATCAATCCCTTTCTTTGCGATAGGTTTCAATACATCGCCTACTTTATAGGCTATCTTCTTAACACCAGCTTTCTTTAAAAATCTATCAAATTTCTTTCCAAAAATACCTTCTCCGGCCATCTCTGGTTGTGTTTCTTTCAGTTGCATGTGTTCTTCTGGTGATGTTTGTCTGTTTGCATCAATTTCTTCTGGTGATAATTTCACTTCTATACCTTTATTTTTAGCAAATGCTTTACTTGCTAAATGGTAGTTTTCAGGATGGACTATAAGGTTAAATCCAGTTCCTTTTTTAATACGGACATTGTGTCCATTCCTAAGCTTTCTAAGTTGCATAGGGCTTGCGTCAATTGGTAAAATATGCATATGTAATTACATGATAATACTCTTTTAAATGTTTATAATTATCAAAAAATAATGCATGTTAATAATTGATTAAAATACAAAAGTTGAAATTAATATTTTATTTGTTTATTAATATAAAATATTTAGTTCATTATAAATTAAGCTACTTGCTTTTTCTCTCTTTGTTTCCTAGCTCTTTCTCTAGCCTTCTCTTTTTGTTCTTCAGTCTGTTCTTTTTTAGCATAGGCTTCTCTTCTCTTTCTCAAACGTTCTGCTTTATGTTCGTCTGTTTCAGTTGCTCTCATGTTCTTAGACCATTCGGCTTTATAATGCGGATCTTTAGTTTTAGTCATTTCTGATTTAATTTTACATCCTTTTTCTCTTCTGTTTTTCTCTGCCCATTCACATTTATATTCTCTAATGTTATTTAATCGTTCAAGTTGTTCTTCGTCTGATTTATTAATAATAATATCAGCTCTGTTATTTCTATTCTCAACACGAGTAACCCATCGTAAATTAGTTAAATTATTATTTGATCTATTTCTATCAATGTGATCCACTTCAGGTAATTCATTAGGATTATCAAGATATTGTAATGCTAATAATCTATGAATTCTACCTTTATGTTTAATACCATTTTTTGTTATAGAAACAAAGTAATAACCATCATCGGTAATCAAATGTTTTTTAAGTTTATTATATCTACATGAATATACTTCACCGTTTTTATTAATTTTATATAGGTTTTCGTAACCTTTAATAAACTCAAATTCTGTATTATTATTCATTAATATATATAATACACAATTCTTTAAACCAATACGGTATAAATTAATACTTAGAGAGAGTTTAGACGCGGGCCCCAGTTAATGCATCGATCGACACCTCAACCCCATATTCAATAAAACAATAAAGGTCAATTGATCTTGATGATAAGTTTTGGCCAAGTATTTGAATAGATTTAGGTACACTCATTTCGACAGGTAACATACGTTCAACATTAACATAATAATATGAGTAACACATATCAAACGATTGTCTATCAATAAGACCAGATGTAATACCGTCAGTAAGACCACCGTTAACGGCATTTTGTCCATAAAGTTGGTTGTTAAATTGTTCAAAGTTATAACGTTGAGTGTTATAGATAGCATTTTGACCAGATACTTGAATGTTAAAGTTAGTAAGCCAACACAACGGTGAAGTTGGACCAGTTCCCGCGGGATCATATGGAGATTGCCAAACAGGAGTACCAGAAATAAAACCAGTATTTGGACTCAACTGCGTACCTAATAATGATACAGGTGTTGCTGAAACAGTTGATGAATAAAAAGGAAGAACTAACACTGATTTAATATTAGCAATTCCATTCGTTAATAAATTGTTAAACGGTGCATTTTGTTGAATATTGAGAACTTGATATTGATATACATCAGTATATTTAATTTGTTTAACAGGTGATGATAAATACGCTTGTTCAAAAACCGGATTAAATGTATATGCCGGAATGTATAGATATACGCTTTTTGAAGCAAGACCTCCACCATTATTAATAGTATTGATGTTATTATCTAGACAAGTTGCACCAACAGATATGTTCATTTTATATGAACGTGTATTTATAGTAGCCGCGGTTACACCAGTAGCACCAGCACCGGTAGCGTATAAACCAAGTGTAGCAGATCCATTCGATGCGGCAGCAGATGCAAACATAAGTGGATTTACACCACCTAATGGATTCGAAACACCGGTACATGTAAAACCGGTTGCGGTTGTTACTCCAGGGTTAGCATCAGTTGTGGTACTAACCGCAATAAATGTGGTAGATGTATTATTTAAATTCATTGTCATTTTCATAAATACACCTTTAAGAAGAGGGCACATATTAAAAAAACTATGAATATGTTTAAGATATACAGTTGCTACAACAGTATATTGAATTAGACCACCGGTTGCATTAGTAAGACCAGTTTGATCTATTTTACGTGAAATAAATGATTTCCATAAATTACCTACAATTGATCCGGGTTCCGAACCAGTAATAAGTGTACCGTATGTAGATCCGGTACCGATAATACCAGATATATCAAAATTAATTAATTGTTGTCTTCTCAAAAATCCCTCATTTCCTTTACCAGATGAGAAATTATTAAATGCACCGGTAACAACTGTATCAGCAATGAAATTTGTATTATTACACACACCTTGTCCTGGACCAGCCGCAACTGGTGTTGCTGATGCTGCAACAAATTGCCACGATAATGCATCGTCTGGATAAAATCCAATAGTAGCACCTTGAGTATTAATATCATCAAGAGATAACGATGTCATTAATTTGAATGAATTCCACATATTAATATACGGTGTTTGTTGGATAATGGTAGTTCCGTTGTAATCCAATGTAAATGAATGAATAATTTGACCAAACCAATTTTTTAATCCAACAGAATAATCAGCAGATGTTCCAGACTGATTGGGTGCGAATGGTGTAAGTGATGCCAATGTATTTGCGGCTGTTTGTGTTTGACTAATATTACCAAACGATATTAAAAATGGAATAGATAGATATGCTTCTCTATATGACATATATTTATTAGAGTTAGATAGTTGTGAAGTATCTATAATACTTTGATTGTTATTGTAGTTTTGATTTTGATTGTCAAGAATATTAAGCCAATCTTTACGAACGAAGACAGAAGGTGATCCTTCTACTTCTTGAGCTAAATCGAATACGAGTTTATCAGACATAATTATTATATAATATTATATTGTATCTTTATTTTTAAATAGTATTAGATATAAAAATAAATATATGTGATTATTAAAGTTAGAATCATTGTTTAAAAAGACATCGTTATTTTCTTTTTTCTGTTTTTATCTGGTATGATGGAAAGGTTACCGAGTTTTGATGTTAGAGATTTAAGACCTTCTCCACTTGGTTGTGTTACACTTGATCGTTTATAAGGATTGATACCAGTAGTTCTAATATAGTCATCCATATCTGAGTATGATGATCCAGCACCACCACCAGCAGTACGAAGTAATACAGAACCCATACCGGTACCGAGACCAGTACCAGCAGTTGAAATTCTAGATAAATGAGGGTTTACCTTTGCATTAGAGAAAGGTAATTTATGAAACTTTACATTATTGTAAACCATTAATTAATATAAATAAATAAATAATATGTTTTTAAACGTTATAGATCAGCTTTTAATTTTTCCTTTGTATTTATATTTCTATATTTTAAAATGTTCTTTAATATGACGTCTATACATGCGATCTTTTGATTAATAATTCTTTCTTTTATACATTCTTTATCATTTTTCAAATCATTCATTAATGTATTCCTTACTGAATTCATATCATCATACATTCTATTTAGATAATTACTATCTTCTAAATTGTTCATTTAATTATATATATCGTTTATTGTTTAAATATATATATTCCAATATTCCATTATTCCAAAAATATTAATGATTTTAAAAACTATATACATAAATACAATATTAGAAAAGGTTTGTAAAAACTATAATAATATTGGAATTTGGAATTAGGTTTATTTACCGGCTAAGAAACCCTCGTCACGGTCCCTAATTGTTAGAAGGATAGTCATATTTGGATCAGCAATTGGTAAAGGTTGTAGGTTATTACCTAAGAAGGTCAATCGTAATTCATTATATGTTCCATCAATCATTCTGTTCCACATGAAATTAGGAGGGGTTTGATAGATCTGTTCGCCTACAGCAACAGCGGGATTTAAACTATATATAATACTCGATGGTTGTGTATAAGGGTTATTGATGTTAGATAATGATAGTAATACTGTATTGTTTGGTTGTACTTGTGGTGCTACATTAGATAGGTAACTTAGTGTTCCAGCAGCAGTTTTAGAAGCATAATTTGTGGCAGCAGATGGTGATGTTGGTACATATGCATTATTAAGATTTGCATTTGATACAAAGCCAGCAGGAAATCCAACAATTATGTTAAATGATGCAGGAAATGTAATTACTGGATTCTGAGGGATGGTAGGCCATCCAGGAAAGTTACCAGGAACAGATGCACCAACTGGTAAAGCAGAAGGAACAAGATATGTATTTAGTTGAATAGCATATCTTGTAGGATTAACAAGGATTTCAAAAGGGTAAACATTAGATCCGGTTGATGTTATCCAATATGTACCGTTCTGTATCATTGTAAATTGAAAGAAATTATTTAATTCAGGTATTTCATATAACCCATCTGGTATGACTACTGTATATGTAGTTGTAACACCTAATGCGGTCCATGTATACGTAATTATATTATTACTAAAACCAGTAGTGATGTTAAACCAACTATAAAACATAGATATACTTGATACCGCTACATATTTATCTTTGAGTACTACTGAATTAGGAAACTTATAAACAAGTTTATTATTTTGTCCATCGTTGACGAGGTTAGATTGATTAAATACTAATACAAACATTTTTATTATAAATATAAATAATAATAATGTTTTATCATACTTTAGTAACTTTATTTAGAAATACTACTCATATATTTTGGTAAATAAATTTTATGATTTTTATGTACAGTTAATCCTGTTCCTCTACATTGTGCATCCATACCACGAGCATGACGTGTATGACTTATATATGGTGTTTTAACACCTGATCCGCTTAGATGATTAAGTTCTAATGGTACTTGAGATCCACCAAAGAAGAAAGGTGATTGAAATCCTCCTGATTCCATTTGATTAAACACTTTATTAGGATGTTCTACCTTAGGGTGATAATTATATATTCCTGCTGTTGACATTTAGTTATATAATAATAATGTAATTTACTGTTTAATTGGTTTAATAACCCATTTGTAAAAGTTCTTCCATTACTTCAGATACTTCTCTTTTAGGTAGTGAACCCATCTTAGATAATTTCATTAAATGTAATTTGAATTTCTTAATTAGTTCTTTACTATCATTACCTGCCATGATTTCACCTTTTAAAACTTCAAATTCATGTATGTCTTTCTCATATTGATCTTTACTAGGTGCTGGTATACTGAATTTATCAACGATGTTAGATCGTGTAGATACTTTATGTAAGTATGCTTTTTCTGGTTCTGATAATCCGTTAAGGTCATTATACGATGGAACGCCACCACCTACCATTTTCTTTATTACATTACTTAATTGCTTTGAAAGTCTAACACTAGGGAATTCTTGTAAAGCTCCACCTGATGGTTGTTTCAATGCAAATATATCATCATTATTAAGTTTATGATTATTGATTAAATATTTACCAAACTTAACAAATCTTGGACTTTCCATAATACCTTTATCATATGATACATGAGCTTTGACGCTTTCTGAATATGGCTTTTGTTTTACGATTCCACAACCTCGTGGTCTTCCTCGTCTTTTCGTAAATCCATTACCTGACATACTTTTCAATTCTGCTTCTAGTTCATCGCGGGTTTTTGTAAGTTCTTCTAATCTTTTTTCACGTATAGCTATTGCTGCAAGAAGTTGTTCTTTATTTTTACTTTTTTCTATTTTAGCTTTCATTTCATTAATAAATGTTTCTTTTTCTTGTATTTGTCTATTTGATTTTTCAATTTTATCTCTTAATATTGATTTTGGTGACGGTCCTTGAAGTGGAGGAGGTGATTGATCAACAGGTGGAGAAGACAGAGGAGATGTAGGAGGTGGATAATTAGGTGGTTGATCTTCGACGTCACCATTATTTTCTTGTTCATCTAATTTTTCCTGAATATTTTTTTGAATATCATTAATCTGATTTAATAATATATTTTTATTATATGTATATTTTTCTTTTGTATCTTCGTTGATATTTTCATCATTTATTTTATCATCAAGATATCTGATTTTATCAGTTGTAGCCTGATTTAAAATTTGTAACTGTTCAATAGACATAGTATTAAGATTGTCTGGAGTTTTACTAATATTTAGATCATTTATGATTTTTAATTGTTTTTTATATTCTTTAATATCATCATTTAAAGTTGTTATTTCATCAGTCATATTAACAAGACCTTCTATTGATAATAATATATTAGAAACTAAATCAGTCTGTTTATTTTTACTTGCGTTGTCTAATTGTTCCAATAATGTATATAAACGATTTTCACTAGGAAATGATTGTAATATTTCCATATATCTTGTATTTATATCATAAAAAGCGTCAAGCATATTTAATCGATTACCCGATTCTATTATATTAAATTTTTCAGGATCAAGTGTAATAATTTGTTTTACATTATCAATCATTTCTGAATATGATAAAAACTTACTATATGTTGATAATGATTTTGCTATTCTATTACATTGTTTACCAATTTCGCTAGATGGTTTTGCTATTGTTGATAATTTAGCATATATTTTATTAAAAAATAAATATATTTTATTAAAATCTTTAGCATCTAATATATTATATTCATTCTTACCAGAATTCTTAAAAAAATCAGATACGGTAGACGTCATTGATTTTGTTTGTGTAAACATTGATTCAACAAAACTGACAAATGTTTCGATATCATTTTGATCACCTTTAATTTTTAAAGAATATGATTTTTGAAGTTGTTTAACAATCTCAGGAGCTCTTTGTGCAAAAAATGTAAATAAACTACCTGATGAATTAAACGGTGAGTTCTGTAGACGTTGTATTATAGCTAATGCGAGTTGTGAATCAGCTATAGGTGCTAAAATTTTAACAAGGTCAATTTTAAGTCTTTCATTATCTACTAGAATTTCTGAAGTAGTTCTAGTTTCAGGCATTTGTGATACTGGAGGGAGTTGTCCTGTAGCCTTATATGTTTTGTTTGCTTGAAGGTTCATATCATCTATGTTAGATCGTAATTCTAATGCTTCCATATATTGATCCCTATACATTGCTGGGTCAGAAGCGTATCTATTTGGTTTTCCACTCATTATTTTAATTATAACAATAACTAAGAATTATATATTTAAATATTTTTAAGTATAAAATTATTATTAAATTATTATTAAATTATTATTATTATTATTATTATTATTATTATTATTATTATTATATTAAGCGTCATAAACTCTGTTATATACAGGATATGAAGTAACATCAGCTCCTGTATTAAATAAAACATCATTACAAATATCGTTAAATTTATCTAATATTTCATGATCTGAAAGCTTCATAACATTTTCCATTTCAGTAATAAGTTTTTGTTTTTCACGATGTGATAAGTAAGAAGCGTTATATAATGGGTGTAATTTCATATTATGAAGAGAAACTACTTTGACTCGTGTAATATACTCATTACGTCTGATCTGTTCACGTTGTTTTTCTGTTAATTCTAATGGTTTCTCTTCTTTTTCTTCTTCTAATAATTGAGTAGTATTTTTAGTATTAGATAGCATATTCTTTTCATATTCATTAATTGGTTCTTCTTTAATGTCTGTTCTCCATTCAATATTAGAGGCGTACATAGACGAATCATTAAAAATTACCTTAGGTTCTTCAGTAGTCATTATATTATATTATATAAATAATCTTTTAAATACCTATGTGGTATATAAAAAATATATTTGCGTGGATTTTTAATATATATTTATATACATTAAACACATAGGCACGGTTTCCTTGTTATCAATGAATATCAAATGAATAAAAACAATCAAGGACCAGGAACATTTACCGTATCATTATTAGATAATATATCTTTAAGTACTAACTCTGTTATACATGACGATATAGAATTTAATGTTGGTTTATGTAATGTTATATAGTATTGTTCTTTTTGCTTAATAAATTTACAATCGCTACATGTTCCAGCTTCTATAATATCTTTAGTGAAATTGTCCCATCCGCCGTTAGCTCTAATGTATTGATAAACCTTACACCAATATAACTTACCTACTTTATTACGTACATTCTTCTTATGGTGACTCATACGTGAACTAAAATTCTTAGTAGACCCAATGTAGAACTCTTCTTTATTGTTATTATCATAAATCTTGTATATATAGTATTTCATATATCATATATAGTAAATATCTGTTTATGCCACATTCCAATAATTCCAAAAAAACAGCCCGTTTTACAAACATACTCTAATATTACTATTATGTAGATACTTTTTAAAATATAGTGTTATTTTTGGAATATTGGAATATTGGAATATTAATATTTAATAGTTAGTGTAGTTATTTGCGACGTAAACCACGGATACGAGCCATGTGATCTTTTGCTTCTTGTGATCCTTTCTTAAATCCACTTCCTACATGCTTCCCATATTTAGGTAGAGCTTTGACTTTCTTACCTAAAGCGGCAATCTCATCGTTACGATCCTTATAAAATTGCTTCATGTTTTTCTTAAGATCATCATCCTCTCGTTTCTTGTAGTTCTCAAGTAATTGCCTTAATGCTACGTTACCACCGCTAATACCATCACCTTCAATATCACCTTTTGCATTATGTGAACCAATATCGATGTGTACCAGATCACCAGTACCAGACGACGAATGACCTTTTTTAACTGTATGTATAAGTTGTTTTAATGGATTAATAAAGTTAAGTTTACCTCCATGAACTTGTTGATGTTTATGTAACATATTTGTAAGTTTATTTATTTTATTAATAATTTTATTTTCATTGTGTAAACCACAACCTCTAGATGGAGGTGAATCATAACCAGAATCGTCAGAAGAAGAGTCAGAATCGCTACTATAATGTTTATTCATATATTTATTATTAGATAATTTATTTTTATATATCATACCTGTACCGGTTGTTAGTTCATTAACTTTAGCTCCAATATCTGTTACTGTATTAGAGAACTTACGTAAGAAAGAATCATTTTTAAATAATGTTGATGTATCTTGTTTTACAAATTGTCTATCTTGTTCATTACCAATACGTGAACCGTTCATTAAAGCTAATATAAAATCTTGACAATTATTATTATTTGCTGAATATCCAAACCATTTATTTTTTTGAATTGTATAACCACCAGCTAACAACTTGTTAAGGGATAGGTCAGTCTCGCGAAAAATCACATCTATTTGTTCACCACCTTTCTTTTTCTTAGGGTTCAAATACATGTTAATCACTTCGTTCTTTTCAACGGCTATTCTGGTATTATCAGATAAGGTTAGATCCATTCTTAGATGAAATAATTTATCATAAGGTAATTTATCAAATCTTTCTTTGAATGCACCTAATGACACAGCATTGAGAGCACTTGTTAAAACACTAGGTACTGGTGTTCTATCGATGGTTATTCGTGTAATGCGCTTGTCGCCGTGTATTTTAATTAAGTTTCTAACTTTCGGTGGGTAGTCGTTCCTTCCATGTAATACAGTATCTGTATAACTTGCTACTTTATTTACTGTATCTTTTATTGAATCGTAAAAGCCTTCTCCGCATAGGTCGCTCTCACTTAGAGGTTCTTTGTCATTCTTATATCTATTTACCATAATGTAATATAACATAAATATGCTTTTATATATTTGTTTCATTGTGAATGGTTGAACTATTAGGACTTTCTGCATCTTCTAACTCCTTCTCAAGTGGAGTTAAGCTATCTTTTATACTTTGTAGTGTACTTAAATGAAACAGTCTATTATATTCATCAAAGGACTCATTAAGAAAATCTATGCCTTTAACAGTTCTATTTGTTCTATTTAATTGTAATATTTTATAAATATTAATTGATAGAGTATAGAAACCAGATTGTAATATTAAATTGTTTTCTATTTGTTTTTGTATATTTAAAAATAGTTCAATACTACTAATTATAGTTACTATCAAGTTAATACCACATATAACTATACTTGCATATTGTGTATATTTATCAAGACTAATACTTAATACAGTATTTATAGATGATAATACAATAACAGGAATTCTAAAATATTTTAATCTTTCTTTTAGATATATGTAATACTTCTTATGATGGTGTGATAATATGACGCTATTTTTTCTTATCTTTTCTAATATGGATTCCATGTCTAAATACCAATGATTATTACCAACCTCAGGATCGGTCATCGTGCTTATTGTTTTTGGTGTTGTAATCTCTAAATTGTTTAACATTATTATAAATAATTAATATTATAATTTTATAATAATATTTTGTTTAATTAATTAATTCCAAAACTTGATCTGTTAAAACATCTATATCAATATCTTCTGAAACATCTATAACTTTAACATTAATAGATTTATCATGTAATAACCATTGATCATGGGCACGGTGTAGCATTTCTAAATATTCGTACGATACATCCTTCTCTGCTTTACGACCTCTCTTCTTAATACGTTCTAAACATTTTTCAGGAGTACCACGTAAATATATATATAATGATGGTTTCAAATCTTTGGTGTATAATAAATCTTTTAAATTATTAAATAATATAACTTCAGTATCAGTAAGTTGACCACATAAATGCATAGTATATGTAAATACCTTTGAAGCTGCTTCAGGGCATCTATCAGTTACAATAATATCTTTAGTTCCTAATGTTTTGATATCTTTAATTTGATTCATAATAATACAATGTTGTAACATATAGCCATATTTAACGGGGTCATAATAGAATAATTCAAGTAGGTTATTATCAGGTACGATATTCGTCCATCTATTAATATCTTCTTTAATAAAACTGATTGTATCTGTTCTTTTACAAATAGAATTAATTAAAGTAGTTTTACCCGCTCCTATGTTTCCTTCAATTGATATATATTTTTTCATTATTAATATATATCAATTATTGTTTAAGTATATTTATAAATTCCACATTCCAAAAATTCCAAAAAAACAGCCCGGTTTACAAACATACTCTAATATTGTACTTATGTAGATACTTTTTAAAAACCTTAATATTTTTGGAATAATTGGAATATTGGAATATATTTATTATAATAGTCACCATAGAATCCAGAAGCTTAGGAAGGCTGGCGATAATATACTACTATAAGCCCATTTTCTATTTCTCGTTCTAAATGCTTCTCGTCTCATTAAATTTTTATGTTTTGTATAATCTTCCATACCATATTGACCAAAATGAACCCATCTACCATTTGGTTTTAATATCATATACTTCTTTGATTTTCTTGTAGATGGTTGTATGATCACATCCGGACCAAACATATCACGTGCTTTTTTATATACTAACTTTGGATTGCTATAATCTTCTAACATTATAATATGTGTTAACATGTGTTTATGTCAATAAATCAATACTAACGACTGATGTAGAAACACCCGCAATTGTAAGGACAACAATACGCATTAACGCTGACCTTCCGGCGGGGATGAGAAAGGTTGATGAATAGGTAGTTAATATGTTTGTTCCTAATCCCGTCAAAAATGATGTATCCAGTGAACCGTTATTACGAATTCCTATGTTATACATAGCGTTATTACGATTACTTGAAAGGTTTAGTGTTGTAACTGTATTTGACGTGCCTGTAAATGTTATGTTTCCATTTCGTAGAGTTAAATTACCACCACTAAATGTAAGGGTTGTTCCGGCAAATGTTGCCGCCGCGGTGGTCGAAGCACATTGTAAATCTGAAGTAACTGTGGTACATACTATGTTCCCACTGCTAGGGTTATAAGTGAGTGGTCCTGTTACACTATCAATTAATAATGACGCATTTGCGCTTACACCATTACAATACACAAGATTATATGCTGTATTTGTATTATCGTTTGTTGTATTTACAAATGTAGATGATTCGGCTTTACCTAATAAATCACCACTGAATTCATTACATGCAAGACGAGATGTATGTGGATCATATGATAATGGTGTAACTGAATTATCAATATATAGAGCATTTCCAGTTGCCGTTGTTGTCTTACTGAACGGTACGAAATATGCACCGGCCGTATTATCACTTGTAAGATTAACACCAACTGCTGTTGCTGC